CGTCAGAATGCATACAAAAACCAAAATTCAATTTGGAGGTTTACCTCCCGTCGATGTCGACAAAAAGCGAAAGCAAAGAGCTGGAGCTCGCCAAGCGGTCAAGGAGGATGGGTTGGAATCCAATACATTCACCACCTATGATCACGAGGTTAAATTCGAGAACATCAAGGCCAGCATTAATGTCTGCCGTGTCAAAAATGACGACCCAGAGACAGGAGTCGGGGTTGCTAAAGGCGCGATATTGGCTGGAGTTCCACTCACTGTTCCAAGTAATACGGCTGCCAGTACCACGCATGCTATGAAGAAGCGTTGTGACTACAAGCCTGCTCTCAAATCTATTGACTCCTTTAAGATTGGCCACGAGATTCTCATGGCTAAGTTCGAACCACAGGAGACAATTAGAGTGGACAAAGATCTCATGGATGAGTACTTTGCCACATGTGAGACTGGAAAAGCCCGTAGGTTGTTGGAGGCCATGGATGGTCCACAATGGAACATTGAGATGGATACGAAACACGTGTTCGCGAAGCAAGAGGTTCTCCTCAAGGAGCACAAGGCGCAGCCACGCGTTGTATACCAAGGAACGGACATGTACAACGCATTGACTGGTCCTGTTGTAATGGAGCTGAACAACAGGATGAAGAGCATTTTCTCACTCTCGAACCCCCGCAATACTGGGAATATCGCACTGTACGCGTGCGGCATGAAGGGGGAGGAGTTGGGCGAGGTTCTTGAACAAGCCAAGGGCAATCCTGTGGAGAGTGATGCGAAAAACAACGACGGCAGCCAACCGAAAGAACTTCGCAAATATGAGGCGATGTTCTATCGGAAATTGGGAGCACCGGATTGGTTTGTTCGTGAGTTTGCACGTACGACAAAGATAAGAGTGTGGACGCGTTATGGCATCTGCGCCTCAGTCGAGGGTGAGCGTTGGTCCGGCGAGACGACTACCACCACCGGAAATTCATATGTGCACATGGCTTTGATGCAGGCTGCGCTGGAGCGCGCCGAGATTGCATCGAGCACGAACATCCATGGCGGGGACGATTACCTCGGTTTCGTTGAGGGTGACGAAGAGAAGTTGAAGCTGGCAATTGAGCACGTCTTCGATGACACAGGCATGGTCGCTGAAGTTGTGCCCCAGAAAAGTCGTCACTTTGCTACCTTTTATAGGAAAAGGTACATTCGCGGAACGATAGGTTGTCGCCCAGTCCCACAATTCGGGCGTGTGTTGGCAAAGTTGAACTTGAGGCCAAATAGGAATTCTCAAGTTAACGATCGTGATTACATGAGCGGCAAGTATCTCTCTGCCGCTTATGAGCATCGACACACGCCTGGCCTAAAGGAGCTGTTACTCGCAACATCGGCTCGCCTATCCGATAACCCCTATCTCGACGTCCGCACGAGCAAGCTGAAAGAGATGGGGGGAAGGGAAAATGTCAACTCAATCGTGTCTAGGGCCCTGACGCATTCGATCGCTGATTTTTCTGATTACCTGCAAGAGGTGTACGACATCACTTATGACGATCTTTTCGATGTTTATGAGCGTATGGCGCAGTCATGTATCAACTTCTGTGACGGCTATACGTACGTTGGGAAAGACGGCAAAGTCAAGAATAAGACAGGTAACAGTAAGTACATTGCACCCAAGATGTGCGGCGATACTGTGGAGGCTCTCGTCAGAGTTGACGTGGGATGAGTAACAATACTGACCGCTTGGGACATGTGAGTAGCAAGATAACACAGACCCAAACAAGAAAAAAAAAAAAAAAA